CACCGAATACTCAATGATGACGAGATCATAGGAACTATAGGTAAGCCAGAAGATATTCTCCATTTATTTTAATAAAGGAGAATAAATATGGCGGAAGTAAAAGACTATAGTGCAGAAGCACTTATGGCAAAGGAACATGAGGTAGAATTAGATACCGATAATGTTAAAGAAGAAAATGTATCTGTAGAAGAAAAATCAAAAAAAGAAGAAACACCTAATTTAAATGTTGGTGAAGTTGATTTAGGATATACAGGGCATGAAAAATCAGATGAAGAAAAAACTAAAAAACCTGAAATAGAAGTTACAGAAGAAAAAACTGAAACTCCTGTTGAAGAAAAAAAAGAATCTAAATCTGAAGAAGAAAAACCAAACCTTAATGAATCAAGACGAGATTATCAAGGAAGAATTGATAAACTTGTTTTTCAAAAAAGAGAAGCCGAAAGAAGAGAAAAGGCAGCTCTTGAATATGCTAAGGGAATACAAAAGAAATTTGACAACAATCTCCAAAAGTTAAATTCTACTGATGATCAGTATCTAAAAGAATTAGATGCAAGAGTAGATGCTCAAAGAGAACAAGTCAAAGTAGCTCTTCAATCAGCGATCGAAAGTCAAGACGCTTCTAAAATTATGGAAGCTAATGATAAGTTAACTCAACTAGCTGTCGAAAAAGAAAAAGCTAGATTAGAGATAACTAATCGTGAACAACAAAAGAAAGCTGAGGAAGAAAAAAGTAAACAACAACAAAACGTACAAGCTGAACCTCAAACAGCGGAATCATCACAAACAACACCACAAATTACACCTAAAGCCAAAAAATGGGCTGAAGATAATAAATGGTTTGGAACTGATGAGGTCATGACTAATGCTGCAATTACTATTCACAATAATATTTCACAAGAGGGTATTGAAGTGGACAGTGATGAGTACTATAATGAAGTTAACTCAAGACTTAAAAGGTATTTTCCTGAGAGTTTTGATAAAACTGATGACGAGCCAAAAAAAGAGACACCGAAACCCGTTCAAACGGTTGCCTCGGCTGGTCGTAGCCAACAAGGACGCAGAACTGTGAAACTCACAAAGTCACAGGTAGCAATTGCTAAAAGATTAAATGTGCCACTAGAGGAATATGCTAGATACGTGAAGGAGGATAAATAGTATGAGTACAATTAAGAGAACTTCACGGGAGTCAGAGAATAAAGCAACGAAAGAAGCTCCAAAAGCTTGGACTCCACCATCCAGTTTGGATGCACCACCCGCACCGAACGGTTACGCCCACAGATGGATCCGTACTACCGTTCAAGGTTTTGAAGATACAGCTAATGTATCTAAAAAATTAAGGGAAGGATGGGATTTTGTTACAGTCGAACAAGTTCAAAATGAGATCGGCACTAATAAATATCCTTTCTATACCGAAGGCAAATACGAGGGGTGTATAGGAATTGGAGGCCTTGTGCTGGCAAGGATACCAGAAGAGATATTGGTTTCACGTGCTGAGTATTTTAAAAAACTTACTCAAGACAGAATGAACGCGGTAGACAATGATCTTATGAAGGAACAGCACCCTGACATGCCTATCAATATTGATAGACAGTCAAGAGTGACCTTTGGTGGTAGTCGTAAAAAATAATATTTTTGCAATACCTACCGGGTTATTAAAATAAACTGTTAAAACGGAGAAAACAAATATGGCAAACCAATCAGAAAAGTTCGGTCTAAGACCTTACAGAAAACTAGACGGTACACCATTAGTTGGAGCCCAAAACAGATATACGATTGCTTCAGGTTATACTTCTGCAATTTTCCAAGGAGAAATGGTTGAACCATTAGGAACTGGAAACATTCAGAGACATGGCCCGAACACTTCGGATGCTGTTGTGGGTGTTTTTAACGGATGTTTTTACACAGACCCAACTACTCAAAAGCCTACATACAGCAATTACTACCCAGGTGGTATCGCTGCTTCGGACATCACTGCATTTGTTGTTGATGATCCAGATGCAGTATTCCTAATGGATGCTGATGCGGCTTTTACAAGAGCTGATCTGTATAAGAATTACTCTGTTACTAACACAACAGGTGTAACACAGACAGGAATATCAAAACAACAACTAGATGTTAGTGTATCTGGTGTTGCAAGTACTTTCGCAGTTCAAGCGATCGATATCTCGCAAGATCCAGAAAACTCTGACACAAGTTCTGCAAATGCGAACATTCTTGTTAGAATCAACAATCACTTCTACAGAAGTGGTACAGGTATAGCGTAATAAAGGAGACATACTATGGCAATATCACGATCACAACTAGTTAAAGAACTAGAGCCAGGTTTGAATGCTTTATTCGGCCTGGAATATAATAGATACGAAAATCAGCATGCTGAAATTTTCGTAACTGAAACATCTGACAGAGCTTTTGAAGAAGAAGTAATGTTAAGCGGTTTCGCTTCTGCACCAACTAAACAAGAGGGTGCTGGAGTTGTGTTTGATACAGCTGGTGAAACTTTCACTGCTAGATACAACCACGAAACAATCGCTTTAGCGTTCTCGATCACTGAAGAAGCAATCGAAGACAACCTGTATGACAGATTAGCTGCAAGATACACAAGAGCTCTTGCAAGATCTATGTCAAACACGAAGCAAGTTAAAGCTGCAAACGTGCTTAACCAAGCACAATTCAATGCTGTAACTGGTGGTGACGGTGTTCCGTTAATTTCGAACGCTCACCCATTAGCAACAGGTGGTACATTCTCAAATGTACTAGCAGTAGCTGCAGATCTTAACGAAACTTCACTAGAGCAGTCGTTAATCGACATCGCTGGATTCGTAGACGAAAGAGGTCTAAGAATCGCTACTCAAGGTAGAAAGATGATAATTCCAAAAGAATTACAATTTACTGCTGAGAGATTGATGAAAACTCCTCAAAGAGTTGGAACAGCTGATAACGATATCAACGCAATCGCTTCAATGGGTATGGTACCAGAAGGATACTCAGTTAATAATTTCTTAACTGATACTGACTCGTTCTACCTAATGACTGATGTACCTAATGGAATGAAACATTTCGTTAGATCACCAATCAAAACTGCGATTGAAGGTGACTTCGATACTGGTAACGTAAGATTTAAAGCTAGAGAAAGATACTCTTTTGGATTCTCAGATCCTAGAGCAATCTTTGGTAACGGAAACTTACCAACTAGTTAATAAATAATACAATTAGTATTACTTAAAAGGGGCGGTGTTCACACTGCCCCTTTTTTTGTGTATAATAAAAAGACCTAGAAATTAAATTAATTTTGTAGACTGACTAGGCAGACGGTATAGAGACTACAAAGTTTAACCGCTATACAAGGAGAAACTATTATGGCAACAACTAACTTTTCCGGCCCGATAACAGCTGGTCAAATAAGAAATACAACAGGAACTACACTTGGTGAAAATATAAAAAACATTGGTCAAGTTTTAATGTCTCAATCAGTAAAGGTTGATATCACTGGTGCTTCGCACTTAAATCAAGTTTGTGCAGTAATTCCAGCAAACTCACAAATAGTAGACGTTATTCTTAACGTAACTACAGCTAACGATGACACAACAGCATCTACTGTTTCAGTAGGGACAGTAGCGGATGCAGATGCATTTATTAATGCACAAAGTGTTCAAGCATTAGCAACTACGCATGGTACTTTAGATACAGAAGCAACTAATGTTGGTGCAACTGATATTCAAGTTCTTGCTGATTTTACAGGTACTGATGGCGATGGAACTGCGGGTGTAGGTACAGTTACTGTTTTATACATGCAGAATAATTCTATTCAAGACGCAGTAGACTTATAATAATAAACTAGTGGCTCCTTCGGGAGCCACGAATTAGGAGATTTATGTTTAAAGGCGATATACAAGCTACAAGATCAACTGCTGCTGCAGGAGCAGCCGCAATTATTTCACAACCAGTAAGATTAAAAGGTATTATAATTTCTAGTGATGGTAATGGAGCAGGTCTTTTAGAATTAACTACAACTTCAAACTCTGGTGACACTTTATTTATAGCTGATTTACCAACTGGCGACTTAGTAAATTTTGGTTTTCCAGATGATGGAATTTTATTTCCAAAAGGAATTTTTTGTAAAACAAAAACAAATGTTGCAGCCTATACATTAATTACAGATAAATATTCTGGTCCTAACTTAACAGGGAGTAATGGATAATGGGTGGTTCAAGTTTTTCATCAGACCAGTCGGTCGCACACGCTACAGCTACAGCTCAAATGGTACCTGTAGGAGGTAGAGTAAGACTAACTTCTATTCAAGGAAAAGGTGCTACAAATGGATCTATTATATTTAGATCAGGTGGAGCAACAGGAGATGTGATTGCAACTTACTTATTTGATACTGAAGGGTTGGATATGTATTTACCTGGTAATGGAATTTTATTTGAAGATGGTATTCATGCAACTATAGCTAATACTGCAGGTGTAACTATAACATTTACTTAATATGGATTTAGAATATTATTCAGATATTCTGGAACTTAAAAGAGGAGGTGATGTACAACCTCCTAAAACCAAAAAATATTTTAGATCAACAAAGTCTGGTGCAGGGATGACTAAAGCCGGTGTTGCTAAATACAGAAGAGATAACCCTGGATCAAAATTAAAAACAGCAGTAACAGGCACAGTTAAAAAAGGCTCAAAAGATGCAAAGAGGCGTAAATCATTTTGTGCAAGAAGTGCTGGACAAATGAAGAAGTTTCCTAAAGCTGCTAAAGATCCAAACTCAAGATTAAGACAAGCAAGAAGAAGATGGAAATGTTAAATTGGTTGAGAAAGTTATTAGGATTTGAAAAACTAGAATATAGAATTAGATTACTAGAAAGAAAAAATTATTGGAGAGAAAAATATAAACATGTCTTATCTCAACGCAAATATACCTCCAACATACTGTAAAGTAAGAAAGGAATATCTTTATGATCTTAAAGACCATCACGGAGAAACTGAAGATTGCGTACTCATCGCTATTACTTCTATACC